GCAAATGATCTTGATGCCCCCTTTGGATCGAAGTCGTATAAATCTTGTTTAGCGAATGTGACATAACCCACCACGTCGGGATGGATCATATGATTGGTAGCCCAGGCCATCCAGTCGTCGTAGTCCACTCTCAGTTCCACGTGGACGAACCTGTTAGCCAATGGAGCAGGCATCCTGTAAGTGACACCTTTGTCTGCGTCTCTGTTACCCGCGGCAACTATGGCAACACCATCTGGTAACTTGTATTGTCCTACTCTCCTGTTTAATATCAATTGATAGGCCGCCGCCTGCACAGCAGGAGCCGCCGAGTTCAACTCGTCTAGGAAAACTATTGCTTTAGACTTGGGATCAGTTGGCAATTCTGCCGGTGCCGCCCAAACCATGTTATTTTCTTTGCTATTGTAATAGGGAATACCCTTGATGTCTGTGGGTTCCCACAATGGAAGTCGTATATCGATGACTTCTCTGTTCTGTTCATCGCCGATCTGTTTGACAATGTCTGATTTACCAATACCCGGCGCACCCCACATCATTATGGGTCTTTTTAATTTGATACAATGCTGTAATGCTGATTTTGCCTCGTTTGGAGTAACTGTTCTATTCTGCGAACCAACTACTGCCTTATCTTTTTCTTTTTTTACCATTTAGTACACTCCTGTTTTAAATGTTTATAATATCATTATAACAGAATTGTGTTATAGGTCAACCTGGTAAAAACTGTTGATTTTATTGGCTTTTTTTCTCGTCTGCCTGGCTCATAGCACGTGCTAGACCGTATTTTGTGATGTCCCCCGCAAACATCATTAACTGTAGGGCCATCTTTTCCATGGTTACTATAATCTGTTTCTTGTCCACAAAATAAGGACAATCCACAAATTCGTCCAACCAAAGATAGGTCTGTGGGGTGAATATGATCTTATCAGGAAATTTAATAGTATAAGTTTTGATATCTAATTGTTGAACAACTTCTAGTCCTTGTTTTGTGAGCCTTAAAGATCGCGCCTGATAACTTTCTCTGACGTTTTGCCACCAGGTATAGTAATTGGTCTTCACGCTCTCATCATGAATAGGCATTTCTGACAAAGCCATAAAAGTGCGAGTGTAGGCTGTTTTTGTATCCATCCTACAGTAATTATCTTTTGAATTTTTCGCCTGTCTTTAAAAGGTACACAGCAAACTTGTCTGTTTTGTGTTGTGCATTTAGTTTTTTAACCAAATTTTCTGCGTGTCCTGGATTAGAAAATGATACTTTCTTGTACTTAGGTCCTGGGTAATTTGAGACTAAACTTGATGATTTCAAATTGATCGGTTTACCGTCGTAAAATACCGCCCATATGCCTTCCGCGGCAAGAACTTCTTCCTGCTTATAGGTCTCTTTATTGCTGATGTTTAACAGCACTGTAGGTTTAGGCCTAGACATATTGGTAACTATATTTACCAGAATTTCGAAGTATTACTTCTTGGAAAAATTTCCACCGTCCATTTCGACGTTGACCGTTTGTGCCTGCTGAGCCGTTTTTAGTGTTTCTATGATCTCTTCCTGTATGGAAACAAGCCTAGTCATTGTTTGCGATAAACTTTGAGCAAGAGCATCTGCTTCTCTTAAAGTTAGAACCACAGTTGGTTGATTTTTAGATTTTGCCACCCTATGTTTGGCTATAAAATCCTCAATTGGTTGTGTCTGGATTTTGTTCTTTGATTGCATTGTTTAGTATCTGTTGCATTTCTATTTTGGTTTTGATAGGTCCTTTAAATGGATATCTCTGTAATGTAATTACCTTTGGACAGTAGGCCTTCCTCCATCCTTTTTCAAAACATATGATATAATAACCCGCACAAAATAAACTCTTGGATTTAGGTGTTTTGGTATAGATAGGTAGTTGTTTCTGCACGTCAAACATAGAATTGTAGGGTTTTTGATTTACCGGATACCCATGGACGTTCAACTCGTTTGTATTCTCTTCTGGTTGTACAACTGTTTGGATTTCACTCTCTGTGCCAAAAACACTTGCACCAAATCTTTCAAACAAACTTTCTTTAGTGTGAAATATCTGTGTGTTATCTGACTTACTCAAAAAGATCCATCCGTTGTTATCTTTTTTCTGTAAGGTTCCTAGTTTTTGACCGTTTTCTTCTACGATCCAAAATTTATCTTTTACAAGTGTTTTTGCATTTATACTCATGTTTGTAACCTTGCATTAAACGGCTCCACATATAGTTGTGCCTGTTCCGTGATTTTCTGTAAATCATATTTTGCACAAAATTTCATAAATCTTATACCTACCTGTGATATCTGTTTGTTTTCTGATATCGATTGATCTATAGTTTGATCCAGTTCCTCGATTATTACCTCTGGTTGTGCGTGTAAATCGACTAGTTGCATATTTCTATTATAGTCATCGAGAACTCTATGCTCGATGCCATCTGCGTCGACCCATTTGCTCAGCATTAGATTGTTCCAGGCATATCCTCGAGAATTTTTATCTTCGAATGCTTCTGTCAGGCCTACTTTATTTTTAGTACCTTTGGTTCTCACACCTGGATATGCTGAGAATATGTTGTCCGAAGGATCACCTCTCATGGCTTTTTGAAATAGTAACCATTCCGGGCGATCGAGTTTTTTTGGTTGTTTAGTCTTTTTATCTATAACAGGATTTCCTTTCTTATCAAAAACACCTTCTATCGTCATAGTTTCTTCTGTTATGCCATTATATTGCGAGACACGTTCGTTGACTAACTGATTGAGATCTTTATCTGTGCTAATAATAACACATTTTTGATCAGGATGTCGGTCTATCCAACGAGCAATAAGATCATCTGCTTCTACTCTTGGATTTTGTAACACAGTTGCGTTGGTCTTTGTCTTTATAAATTCACAAAAGTCATCATAGCACTCCCAGAATAGTTTATTTTCTTCCTGCTCTGTTGGGCTCATTGCATCAATTGTCTCTTTCCTATTGGCCTTATAGCGAGGATAATAATCCTTACGCCAACTACGACCTTCTAAACAAAACACAAGATGTGAACCATCAAAGTCTGCCCAGGCTTTTTTAATTGAGTTTAAAGTAATGTGTATAGCAAGTCCTATTTTTTCGGAAGTATCACCACGAAAAACATGCCTTGCTCTAAAAAAAGTATTTGCAGTGTCAACAAGTATATGAGTCATGTTTATATTATAACAGATTTTTCCAAGAAGTCAATTACGATACTTCTGTTTTTCCGTCAGTTCTTCTGTTTACTTGAACATAACCACCGGTGACGTCACCCAGACCTTGTTCATTTCCGATAGTTCTACATAAACTCTGGAACCATCTATCAACAATTTCTTCTTCGGACTCCCCGACGTAACCGTTTTGTTTCAGCATATTAACAAATTCGCCGTTCCAATCCAGTTCAAAGAAACCGTTCCTCGGGTTCTCTGGATTGACGTTCATGTTAAGAACTTTGACCCACGGTTCTTCGCTTGTTGTCTCTTTTTTCTTTGTTGTTTTTTTTATAGTTTTTTTCACTTTCATATCTATATTATAGTTTATTTTTTTGATTTGTGCAAGTAATAAGGATTGGGTATATCATTAAATTTTGGTAAATTAGGATTCATTGCTTTATAATGATTGGGATACCACTCGATAAAACTTACTATGTCCGATGTTGTTTTAAAATATTGATTGACATTTGGCATGACAATAAATTTATTTTCTTCTTCTATTTTGGCATTTAACCATGCCTCTTCTATACAGTCTAATTCTATTTCTACATTTTTACCATTCTTCAAAGATTCATACACATCGTATGCTCTTGACCGTGTGTTTTTTAAAGATATGCCTTTTATAAAATCTTCATATACATGATCAAAGTTGTCATCCAATTTGATATCGAGATTAAATTTTTTGTTTATTTCTTCGAGTTCTTTTATAAAATTTTCTTTGTTATAAAAATTATTGAAGTTCATGTAGTAAACATTTTCTAAATGATTTTTCATCATGTGTTTTAAAAAATATGTAACTCCGTGATTTTCTATATCGAGAAAACTCATTTTAAAAAAATCTCTCATAATAGATTTTGGTATTAACGTATCTTGATCTATTTTTTTATTATATAATTTTTGTATTTTGTTTTTTTCGTCGAACCATTCGTGCCAAATATTTGGAAATTTTATATAGTCTTCGTTCCAATCGGTATTAATGTCTCCCGCTCTTGCATATATCATTCGAGTTATATACAAGACATCGTCTTTATCAAACTTGATAATAATGTGAGGTTCGTCTACATTTTGCCAACCAGATCTAGGATGATACGAATTTACCTTTCCCGAATATTTT